AAACTCATACCGCCCGTAGAAGCAATCCCTCCAAGGGAACTAAGTGATACACTGGTCGGTATTGTTAACAGGCCGGTGTTTGTTTGGTCCGCTAAAGCTCCAAATGTAACTTCAGGGGATAGTGCCCCCTCACCAGCAACAGCTTGATCGGTAAGTGCTCCATAAGTACCCGTGTTAGCCTTAGCAGCGGTATTCCAATTTATTGCTATGACATCCCAGTCTATAGGGGTTGTAGCACTACTCCATGGAATTGGTGCAGCCATTATGGATATCCGCTAGTATTCATTACTCTCATTTCAGAACCAGAGTGTCTGTCTTTATCATTCTGAAGTTGTATGTCTTCTATTGCTTTGTAAAATGCAGCAGACCACAAAGCGGTTCTCTGGTCATTCATTATGAAAGGTTCAGCCTCAAGAAGACTGTCATAAAGATAAACATCTGGGGCATTTATCATCACCCAGTTGGTTGCGGTGGAAGCGGACAAAGCATCGAACTTCCTAAAATAATCCATCTCCATTTCGTATACAGCAGAAGGAGCAGGTCCTAAAAATATATCATTGGCCTTAATGGTATAAGCGTTAGGAATTCCTACCGCACTCCCAGCCCAGACTCTATCCATCATTTCTGGAGTTAGGTATGTGAGTACAACCAGTGGGTCCCTGTTTAAGCGCAGGGATCTCATCTGTAGGTATCGTGGGGGTAAGTTGTAGTTCCTCTGAGACTTAACGGTGTCTGCAGTGTAAAGACCCTCCATAGCACTCACCCGGAGCATACGGTTGAACCGTGCCTCCGCTAATGCTATAAACTCTGGGATTCGGTCTGTCAGGTCATCCCTGTTGATCCAGTTCGCTACAGCGGTTTTGAGTTCTGTGTAAGTTCCTATAGCCATCTAGTTTTTTTCCAAATATCCATAACGGTGTCCGTATTTTGGGGTAACTTTCCCTAATGGGAATTCACCATTAAATTTTAAGAGTGGGCAAGCATCGGGTAAGTAGATATCTATACCTTTAGCCCGTGCAAAGCCAATCAAGTATTCACAATTAGGGCGTTCATCCCGGTATTCATTTGCATGGCCAGGGGCACCTTCAGAATCCATGTCAACCCCCCATATTCCTATCCTGTCTACCTTCTCTACTATGGCCATCCCTAAAAGGTAAGCAATGGAAGAGCTGTAGTAGTCCCCCACTTCTGAGGAAACTTCCTCTAGTGGGTATCGAATAGCGTTGGGGATGTCAGGGTAGGCCTCCTGCATATACAAAGGAGCATCTAGTTCCCTGAGTCTGCCTTCGTATCCTCTCCGGTAAAATGATGGAGTTGCTTCCCTTATGCACTCCAAGGGGTGTATATCGAGCAAGCGATTAAAGTAGGGCCAACCCTCTTCGTCCCAGGGGAGTCCCCACACTTCCCAGTTAGGGTCATTGTAGGGTGCGTCGTCATGTGTAGAGGGGGCTAACCCCACTACAGCGACATTACGCACTTACCGACTTAATTCAGTAACGTAGACTGTGGAAGTGCCACCAGATGTTATGGCAGCGCACATAGACCCAGAACTGACCCCAAATAGGTAGGGTGTGTCTTGAGTTATGAATACTGAAGATGTGGTAGCGGTTGGTCCACCACCAATGTCAAATGCTATAAAGCAGTCATCAGTAGCTGTGAGCATCACAACAGTAACTTGGTCGCTAAACGCAGAAGTTCTGGTCGCACCACTGCTGGTGGTGGCAGACAAAGTGTGTGTTACCCCTGGTTTGAAAACATTACTAACATCAATCATATCTTTTACCTTATAGGTTAGTTGGGGCTACTTTGAAATACTTATAGTCTGGGTTGTTCAAGTAAGCTGCCAGTAGTGTTGCATCCTTTTCTATGGCCCCGTTGGTATCATTCATCCACTTTTCCCAGATCGTAATTGGGATGGAAGCGGTGTGATGCCATTCCCCCCTCTTCCCGAGGGAGAGTTTGTCACCATACGCATTCATCTTATTTTTGTTTTCTTCCAACATCGGGCCAACATCCTGCACAGTGTTAAAGGTAATGGTGTCATCTACCTCATCAAAGTGCATATCGGTTCTACGGACGTTGTCCTTGTCGAGAACAAGTGTTTCAGATGTCATATATCTTTCTCCCAAACCCAGAACCTCTACCTTCCTTTACACCCTCTTCCAACCATTCTTTTGTGTTTTGTGGTCCGGTTTTAGGCTTCTTTGCTTGTGCCTTCTTCTTCTCGGCGTTCATTTTTAGTGCTATTTTTTCTAATTCTTTCATGTTAAGTTGGGGGCAAGTTGCCCCACCCCCTTCTCTTAATTACGCCTGAACAGATGCAAGGATACCGCTTGATTTTTCGTTCTTTGATATCAGACCAAATTCAGCCAACAGGAGCTGTTTGATAGAGTCTCCCGTTTTTGCTAAATCAATAGTCTGGAAAGGACGGAGCCATGCAACACTCCAATAATCCATATCCAAGAAGAAAACATTACCGGCATTACTTCCCGGACCATCCGTAGCAAGGTTTCGATCTGGCACGATTCTGAAAGTTCCAAAATCGCTGACGTATACGTCCACTGCATTTACAGCGGTCGATTGACCGGATGTAGAAGCAGCAACCCGTAACGGATAACCAGGACCAGCGTTAGATGAAAGGCCTGAGATAGCCTGCTTAACATTAGACGGACACAGGATCAGATCTGGGCTTCCCCCAGAGTCGTAGCACTGCTTGATAACGACTTTGATGTTAGCTTCCGTGATAGCTGCTCTACCGCTGGAATTCGTCATTGGGGTTGTGCCTGCACTACCAGCAGAACCGCCTCCGGTTCCACCATCAGTAAAGTTAGAACTTAACCAAGCCGGGATACCAGCACTAACTCTTGCTGTGGTTGCATCGCCTGCTACTTGAGCAACATTGTTGGTCAACATGAATTCCATGTCCCTCTTCATGCGCTTTCCGTTTTTAGCGATTTGGTAGGCTTGGTTTCGGCCATGACCTGCGTAATCCATGACCTGATCGGTGCCTGACGTTTGATTGACGTACTGACTTATCTGTGTGCGATTTCCCAACAACGTCGGACTAACCCTGGCATTGGCGGCGATGTTATCATCGCCTTCAATTTTCCGATTAGCTCCACCAGAACCAATTGTATCTGTCTGCCATTGAAAGTAGACATTATCAACACTGGTTTTGCTACAGCCACTAAGAAAGGGTGTGTCCATTGGGGCGATGTTGTATATCACATCAGACACCTCCTCACGAATCTTCGATGAGGAATAGGTCAGTGATGTGTTTGTGGCAATTGCCATTTTTATATCTCCCTTTAGAGGTTTGTCACTAGCCCCTCTAACACAGCCATGGCATCATCGACATGACCTGTTTTTCGGAGCTTGTCCATTTTTGTAGAATGCTTTTGCTTTGTTTCTCTACCTTTGTCTCTGCCGGTTCCAGCACGAACCACACGGGGTTTGTTTTTTAACTTCTTACCCTTGACGTCTGTTGTTTGAAGTTGGTCGTAAAGCCAAGCCTTACGAAGCATCAACATCACACGGTGGTCTACAAGAGCGTCTACTTCTTCTCCAGAAAATCCCTGGTTAGTAGCATAGGTCTTTAAGTTCGCAGCTAACTTTTTTTGCTTTTCAGGTTCTCCCCATTCGGGCAGTTCATTGACTAATGACTGATATTCCTTCTGGACGAGTTCCTGGTGTTGCTTCTGGTAATCATCAGAAGCAAGCTGCTGTACACGTGCCTGCTCTTCTTGAACCCTTCTGAAATTATCCTGGGCTTCTCTGTACTCTTCCCTTTTGACAGAAAACTCAATTGGATCATCTCTCTTCATGGTTTCCCAATCTATGTTGGACCACTGTCCGAGAGCACCCATTTGTGTTTCCGCTAGGCTTTGAAGTGCTTGAACATACTGCGTTCTTTCTTGCTGAATCTGAGTGTATTCAGAGACCATGTTTTGTTTAGCGGTCTCGAACTCTTTTTGTTGTTCTGCAAGTTTTTGTGATTTTCGAGTATAGCTACTCTGACGGGAATATCCCTTCATAAGCTCGTCTAGTGGTATTTCTATTTCTTCGCCATCAACTTTGACAGCGTATAGAACATCCTCTTCGTCTTCTTCGGGTTCTTCCCCCTCTTCGGATTCTTCTTCCTCAGATTCCCCCTCTGGATCTTCGTCTGTAGTTTCCTCTGTAGACTCTTCTTCCTCGGTAGGTTTGGCTTCTTCGGATTCTGATTCTTCCTTTTCAGGATTCAGTAGTCCTATGAGCGCATTTTCCGCTTCCCGAACTGTACCTTCGGTTTCTTCTAGTGGGGCTGGTCGCGTATCCACGGGTTCTCCTTAAATGTATGGGTGTTGCTTCTCCAAGATCTTTTCCATTTCGCCTGTTTCAACAATAGACGCTAAATGGAGTTCAATCCTGTCAAGCAGTCTCAGTGCCAGCCAGATTGATTCTCTGGCCTCTACGTCTTGGACGGCTGAAGTATTCCAGCGTCCAGTCAGATCTGTTCTTAGAGTTTGAAAAGCCTCTATGAACAGGTTGTCTGTGAGTAGGCGTTTTGCGTCCGCCTCTCTTGTTCCGTTTAGTTTCATCGTTTCCTTTTGTGTGGTTTTAGTCCAGTGCTCTTTACACAAATTGCCCAGGCGTTTGCCTTCTTCTTGGAATTCTTGTTTTTCGCTTTTACCTTGCGAACACAGTCCTCAAGTTTTTTAGGCATTATGTATTGCCAATAGCGACAGCTCTCTGTTGCTGCTGTTCCATCTCTAACTCAGCAACGTCTAGCTGTGCCTGTACTGCAGCTTTCTGGGACTCCAGTTGAACCTTCTGTTTCTTTACTTCCACATCAGCAGCCTTGATCTCAAGCTCCTGTTGTTTGATCTGCATCTCTGCCTGAGCCATTTGCTCCTTGACGCTCGGGCCTTCCTGTGGAGGTGGTTCAGTGAGGAAGTCGTCCACGTTCATAAAGCCCATGTTCTTTACTAGAGCTGCACCCATGTTGTAGAGGTTTCTCTCTGTAACGATGGAGAGTCCCCCAGCCATGGCTTGGGATGCGAACTGAATCATTTGTGAGAGGTGCATGGCCTGCTGGTCTCTGTTGCCATGACCTAAAGCCACAGACACTGTGCAGTCTGCCTTGTCTCTCCAGGCGTCTGGTCGTACTTCTACCCACTTATCCCTTAACAGAACAACAGTTTTGTAGTCGTGGTTTTTTTGTAACAGTTCGTAGATGACCCTCATTAGATCCTTTACGCCAGTCTCTGCGAAGTTACGTGCGATGAGTTCTACCCTTGACTGGGCAGCAGTCATCACTTGGTTCACTGCGGTTGCAGTGGTGTGGGATTGAAGAGCGTTGTCGTTTAATCCTGATGAGTAACGAGTCACACCAGCTCTTGATTCACGTATGGAGTCGATGTACTCCAGCATCTGGAACGAGTAGGGTTCAAGTGGGGGTGTAGACAGGGGCATGATTGCGTTCGGGCTTTTAACCCGGACCACACCACCCGGTCTCTGTGTTAAGAGGTCATCAAGATTTGCTTGACCCTCTAAAACCGCATATCTACCGAAGTTCTGGTTGTACATGTTGTCCATTAAATTTCGCAGCAACGTAGATTTTATGAGTTGCAGATCTTCTACTAAGTCAGCAACGGACAACCCAAAGAACTTGTGGGGTATTTTTATGGGGGTCAGTGAAACAAAGGGGGTACGGTCTATTTCTTCATTGGCTAGGACGGTGCTTCCAACGGTGCAGACCTTTCTTAATTCAGCGATGCCGTCACCATCGTAGTCAGTTCTTAGGAAAGACTCATACAACCAGTATTCACGTTGTGTTCCATCCCCTGCCATCAGGGCACCATCCATGCCAAAGGTAAAGGAATCATCAAACTCATACCTTGCTCTCATCTCTTCACTGAAGAGTGGGTAATCCTCTGAGCCTTGTGAGAGGTCATCATGGTCTACGTCGTAGCCCATTTCCCTTAACTGGGAAAGGGTTTTTCTTACCCTGTGACAGACAAACCTTGCATCCTGTATGGTTTTCGATTCTCTGGAGATTAGAAACTCATCCGGTGGGACGTTTTCTATCCGAACTTGCCCTGCCTTATTTCTTCTGGTGATAACTACGTCGTGGTAGGGGGCGTCTTGGTCATCGTAAGCCGTGTGCTCTATGACCTCGACCTCTTCTTTAACTACGAGAGCTTCCAGTTCAACATCAGAGAGCCCTATGTATTCTTCCCGGTTCCACTCCTCTGATTCATCCCACCAGACCTTTACAATGCCGTTCTTTGATAAAAGTGCATCAGTAAACCAGGAATATAAAATTTCCCAGCCAGGATTTAACCTGCCAAAGACATAATTGACATAATCGGTGGCCTGTTCAGCCATCTCATAGTCTTCAGGTGTTTGGGGGTTGAACTTGACCATCTCATCACCGGACGCAAACACCCTCATCAGGGAGGGTTTGATCCACTCGATGGTATCGGCCACAGTGGAGTCTACGAACTGACTTCTTCCCTCGACTTCGTTACCAAAGGGGAGACCATAGTAGTAGTTCATGGCCTTCTCTCTTTGAATAGAGAGCATGTCTCCACCATACCCAAGAGAATCAGTTAATTCTTCTCGAATCCTTGCTACGAGATCGTCTTCCGTTAGCTTTTCGCCGGAGAATCTCCGTTTCTTTTCGTATTCAGCCAATTAACTTTTCTCCAAAGATGTCATCGGCAAGATCTGTGCCGAGTTGAGTGGCTCCCATAGGCAGTACAGAGGCCAGGGGTATCTTCCCTTTTATCCAATCATCTAAAACCCGTTCCGGGGTCTTACCCAACTTCTGGGCCGTGTCTTTTACAATCCTCTCGAACAAAATCAGGAATGGTTCACTTTCCCCTAAACCCCTTTCTCTCTTGCGCCACGAACCCCAAGCAGCAGCCTGTGCCTGGCCAGGTAGTACCCCTTTCTTACGGGAGATATCTATCAGTGCCTGTTCTGGGGCTGCGTACATGGTAGCTTCAGGCGACCTGCCTGTTAGCTTCCCTTTCCGAGGATCAAACTTGTGATAGCCAGTGCCTGTCATCATATCCATGATGTGTACGTCTACTGTCGGTACTCCCCAATTTCCCATGAGGTTCCACGACATACTGGATGCTTTGGGAGACTCCTTACTCCCCTTAACGGATAAGAGTCCCTGGTTCATGGGATCGCTATACACCCTCTCCAATCCCTTCAGATGGGTTGCAGGCATATAGTGCCCCAGCCCTTTAGGAACTCCTTGCTCCCACTTCAGCATTGCCTGTGCAGGATTCTTACTGGCACTCAAGAGGTGGTAAAAATAAGCAGCTCTTCTTATATTTAATGGGACCTGCGATCCAGGACTAAGCGCCCCAGTGATCTGGACAAAGTCCAGGAATGAGGAATTCCCAAGGTCAGGCCCTAACTTTTCTATAAAAGAGTAGCGTAGAGGCTCTAAGTCCCACCACTGGAATCCGCCTTCTTTCAGGCCAAGGTCAATATGTTTTATGGTCCGGCGATAGTGCTCGGGAGTAAATATCTCGTCCCATAACTCTTCGTTTTTAGGACTGAGGTTTTTCCTTTCTAATGAAAAGTGCCCCGGTGCACCATAACGTGTCTGAGGAGATTGTCCTAAAGAACTTAGATCTAGCAAATCACTACTGTAGCCAGGATTTGTTTTAACGATCTTCGTTACGTCCTTAGCTTCTGTATTCCATAACCGTTCTTTCATGGTAGGCTGTAAGCCTTCAATCTTAGGCCCAGCCTCTGGGAGAACTTTCATCTCCCCAGCTATGTACCAATTACCACCTTGGCTCTGAGGACGCTGTAGTATTTCCCAATTCCTGAGAAGGACCTTTTTCTCTATGCGACCTTCCCCAACCTTTGGTTTTATGTGGGGAGCATCTGCCGTTGGCGCATGGATTCCTGGTCGTGTTGCAAACCCTTTTCTTGAGAGTTTTTCGTCAAACTGGACCCATTCCCCAACGGGGATTCTCTCTTTCGCTCCGATAAATAAAGGTCCAAGAGACCCATCCTTACGTAGGGTAAACAGCTTGTTTGTTTCTACAACCTCTTCAGATACATCTGCTCCTATGTGCTCTTGTGCCTTAGTCCTGGCAGCAGCGACATCATAAGAAGGTGGTTTGTCCTTTTTTAGTTCTCTTAGGGTTTTTTGAACAGTTGAGATTGTCTTCGGGGTTTTCGCTGCCAACTGCCCTAGCTGCACCCCAAAACCAACACCTGGAAAAGCCATAGAACCATACAAAGCAATAGGGTCTGCGTACTTCTTAGGAACCCCTGCTTCAGCCTGTAACGCTATGGAAGCTGGTTTGTTCCAGAGTGTTTCAAAGGCGCCAGTAACAGGAGACATCAGAAAGTTGAAGCCACCTAAGAGGTTCTTGCCTACGGTTCTGGCAGCCCTGTAACTTTCATTTCCAGGCCACTCGTCTAATGGGGAAGGTTCAGCTACCCCCATAGATTCCCAGGCTGCTCTGGCATGTTCCGCCGTAGCAGATGGGAAATCAAGTACCGGCTGTACTGCCTTTTTCCATGCTGGAGTAGCAGGCTTCATCCACAGGTTTTGAAAAGGAACCCCATCTACAACAGCCATCAGACTATCCCGTAGTTCTTGTATTCGATGTCATTGTTCCAGGTAGGGTCTTCTCCTGAGACTGCAAATCTAAGGGACATCCCTGCGTATCGGGTCGCAGACATCAGATCATCATGTAGGGGAACGATCTTCCCCTCTTTCCTGTGGTACATCCTGAATTCCATCCACCACTCCGATAATGTTGAGAACACCTTGAATTTCCCGTCCTCCATTCTTTGAAGGAGGTCCATGATCCCGACCTCTATGGAATTGCCCCCTTTCTTCTCCCCGAGGGCTGGGGGGTTTTCAAAGTGAAATGGGAGTAAGTTACAGCCAAGGCTTCTGTATTGTTCTGCCAACCCTGGATTTCCCATGGAATCCTTCCTGTAACCGTCATGGGGCCAGATAATGGGCACAAAGGCCGGTCTGGTCTTTATCGCCGTGGCATGGACTGCTGGTGGGGCCTTAGCCTGCCTGTAACAGTCATACACATAGATAACATCTTCATCTCTGTCCCAGGCCATCCACACAACTGCCGTGGGATGGTCATAACCAAAATCTATTCCACACACACGTGGCCAGTGCTTCTCTAAAGTAAGAGGATCAACTATGAGCTTCTCTTCTGAAACTGGGAAGACCAATCCTGAACCAATTGAGGGACGTCCGTATCTCCTCATCTCTCTTTCGTGAGGAGCATACGTATTCATAATCTGCTCCATGGCCTCTTCGTTCAGGTGCCCTTTGTCCCCGTGTAGGACGCTCCTGACCTCTTCAGTGGCATCGTCCCAGGTTGCGTTATTCAGGGACTGCCCCGGCTTAAGGCTGTTGACAAAGGACGCTACGGTCTCCGTCATGCCGTTCTCAGGGGTGAAGGTCATGTAGACCATCCCCCTTCTATCCAGTGTTCTAGTGACAGCTTGGGAGTAAATATCCCTGGGGGGTTCCTCATCCAGCCATATACAATCAACTGATCTCCCCTGCCACTTCTCCTGACCCATCTCATAGGCCTTAAAGAATAAAGAAGAGTTACCGCCCGACACGTGCTTAATTAGGGCAACGCTCTTCGCGTTCGGTATTCCTGGTTTTCTTTCCGTCTTTATTATCAGATTTTTCGGAATCGCACCCGAGCCAAAGGCGTCCGGGTCATCAGGGCTTCCAAGTAACTCAAACTGTACAATATCTCTAGTTGTTTCATTAGAGACTCCACCAGCCCAAGCTATAATGGGTTGGCGATATCTCTTCCCGGACCACCACGAAGGATAAAGTCCGGTTAAGTGATAGGATAATTCCGCAGCACCACAGTAGGATTTTCCTATGCGGTTAGCGGCCATCAGTAATCTCTGATTGGCATCACTTCCTGTTTTGTGGAAGGCACTTTGATAAGGGTAAGGATCATAGGAATCTATCCTGTTGTACCTTTCTCTTTGTCTCAGCTCACGGGCAATGCTGACTGCCTTCTCCAGGTCTCCGTGGTTCATCAGTTAAGCAGCTCAGGTATCTCCTCAGAAGTTCCTACCAAAGCCTCAAGCTCTTTCTTCAGCTCATCTGTAGAGGCTGACTCCACGTGAGAGATCTGCTGTTCGGTCTTCTCAACGGGTCTATACCCAGCTCGATCTAAAATATCCTTGATAGCCCCTAACCTGACTGACTCACTTTGAGCAGTATCAACTAAAGAGGTTAATTGGGATAAAGCTCCAGGGACTGCGTTCTGGATCATCTGTTTGGTTTGCTCCTGGATCTCAAACTCAAACTGTTTCTTGAGCTTGTAGCCTCTCTGCTTGGCGACCTTCTCAGAGTAGCCAGCCATCTGGGCTGCCTTAGAGGCATTGCCCGTCAGGCAAAAGGCTTCGATAAAGGCTTCCTGTTTTTCAGTCTTCATTTAGTAGGGCGCATTTCTTTTCTTCCTGTCCTTTCTTTTTTTACCAGTAGTCGCTTTTTGCATTTGTTTACGTGCACCAAAACCCACCATGGGCATGGCACTTAATGACGCACCTGTACCCCAAACTGCTCCTTTCTGGGCACGACCCAGCAAAGCATCCTTTGCCTTCTGGAAGGATTCCTGACTAAAGCCATCTACATCACCAGCGGTGGATTTGAAGGTGTAGCCCCTCATAGCGCCATTTGACATTAGCCGAACGCCTTAGCTGCAGCAGCAGCAGCAGCTTTCCTTACCGCCTTCTCATCAGTACCGATGGCACCGATTGCCGGAGCACCCACATTCAGGTTGAAGTCGTCCGGTAGTTTCTTACCGAGCATGGCATCTTTCTTGACCGTGTTTGGGTCCTTATTCTTTTTGAAGTTCTTCATCTTTCTCCTCTATCACGTTGTAGTGAACCGATCCATCCTTCTGATAAACCACCTTGTATCTATGGGGGACCATCTTATAGACGGTGAATTCTGCCCCATCCTCTGGGGGGATTGGGGTCGTAATACTGTCCAATACTTTATCCATTACCGCAAAAGGACTAAGGTTTCTATCTACAGCGCTCTCGAAGAAACGGTCCATTGCTCTGATGTGGCTGTTCGCCAGTAACATACTCTTCATTTTACACCTCCTATATAAGTGACACCTTATGGTTGAAAAAATAACCCTTCACTGTGTGGGATGAACCTCTAGCCCAGGCCTCTCGGCTCGGGGGGTCATGGGGGGGCCGGGCACGGGTGCCGCCATGAGGGCGGCTGTAAGCTCCAGGACGGGCCGGGGGGCACAGCAGGCCTACTTGCACCGGGTAGGTGCTAGAAGCGCCTGGTGAGCTGCTGAAGCGCTCAGAATGCGCACTCTGGGCCAGGTTCAGAACCAGTAGACCCTTGATCGAGACCCTGGACAAGCTTGTGTGGGTGGGGCTGATCCCCATCTATAGCGCTAATTCTCGGACCCTGGAGGTTATCAAATAGACGCAGATAGTTATTGCATTTTCTTTTGCAAGGCCTCAGAATAGATGAGTCGCATTAAATAGCGACCTACTTATTAGACCTGGAGGGCCTTATGAGAAACAGTAAGCTACCTGTAACAGTGAAACGTTGGGTTGACGCTAACCCACACATTGTTGAATCGGTTGAAATTGAAGAAGACGAATGGGGCGAAGCCCACGAAGGACCGTGGTCCATGTGGATTTACTTTCAACCTGGCTGGATCAATACAGCTACTGAGTGCCACATGATCCATGAGCCGACTGCAAAGTGTGTCCTGGAACATGCCACTATGATTAAGCCGTGCGACTGTGACGATTGCACAGAACTGAGAGCCGTCGTACCCCAGGACGAGGTGAGAACAGAACCGGAGCTACGTAACCCTATAGGTGAGCTAATATGAAATACACCGAAGCGTTTATATATGGGTTAGTTGGATTAAACATTGTTCAATTCATCGTCTACAATTACTTCATTTTAACTTTGGTCCGGTAGGATCATACGAGGACATATTATGTATATTACTAACGATACACTCGACTGGGGATGGCTTGATAATCAAGCCGCCTCATGCCTAGCTACCTACATCCTAGAGCTAAAAGACAATATCCATTGGAGACAGAAGGACCTAAAACGGCTAATTGATCAAACTGACTCCTGGAAGCGTCGCGAAAAATACCGGAATGAGAGAGACCGGCTAGCCGGGGGCCTGCAGCAATTAGATCATATCCATCAGTTCATAATGAAGGTGCACCACGACAACCATTGTACCAATATCACTGAATCGAACATTGTAGGAACTAAAGCTAATGATAACTTTAACCCTGGAGGAACGAGCTAATGATTATTAAAGATAAGGACCTAGACTATGCTGACCGGGTCTCTATTAGTCATCTATGGAAACGTATAGGCGATTCAATAATGAGGGCCTCAACTGGGACTCAGGTAGCTGACAGATACGCCGGTTTAGTTGAGGTCCGGAGTTTAATTAATGGTGTCCTGGACGAGCTGCGTAAATCTATCCTATCCGAACATCGTGACGATGCTCTCGAACACCACTCGAAATCCGAGCCTGGAGCCGAGGTAACTTTTCAATTCAAGGGCCAGAATTATGTTGTGGACCTCGATGTATATGTACCTAACCGCGTCAATTGGAAAGCCGTAGCTCAGCACTACGCATCACAACCTAACTACATGGTAGTTGTTGGGCGCTGTACAGACTCTAAACCGGCTGTACGCATAAACACCGCACCCATTAGAAAGTGATATTTAGAGCGCCTATAGGAGGGCGCTCAATAATGTTACTTTTAGCATTCGGACCTGGACGCACCAGGGAAAATTGAGGGCTATATTATGTCGCACGAATTAGATACTTTTGCAGACGGTAGAGCTAGGATGGTCTACCAAGAAGGCGTCAATCCCTGGCATGGTCTCGGCCAGGTTATAACGGACCCATATAATATTCCGTTAACCCTGGAAGAGGCCGGTCTTAATTTTAAATATGTGGTCCTGGAGGACACTGTCCGGGTTCGTAATAAGCTAGGCCACACATTGACCGTAGAGGCCGACTACAACCGCACTGTAGTCAAACGGGAGACAAACCAGGACGATATACAGTTAACTGGTGTTGGGTCTCACTGGACCGCCCAGGGTCATCAACCGTCAGACCTCATTCAATTCTTTCAAGAAGTCTCTAAGCAGGTCCATGGCCATGCTCACATTACCACTGCCGGATCTTTGCGCCGGGGAGGTTGTGTATTCGGAGCTGCTAAGTTCGACAAGCAAGTCGAAGTGTTCGGCCAAGACCCGACTAACTTTTATTTAAATTATCTCATGTCGGTCTATAAGGCCTCCGACAAGGTGAAGCTATCCGGGGTTCAAGTGGTCTGTAATAATACTTTCGAGGCCGACTTTAACCGCGATAGTGGTAGTTCGATCAGCCTGCCGCACTATAAGGCGCTCGACAGTGAAGCGGTATCCAGGCTAGTCGATCAGATCGGCCTGGTTGATCTTGATTCTGTACAAGCTGACCTGGAGCGAATGTCGCGGACTCCGTTACGCTCACGAGGTGACCGGGAAAACTTTTTCCAGGTTGCGCTAGTGGGTCCTGGTGTTGTTTCGCTTGATGAGAAGCGCCAGAAAAAACTGGAACGCGAACTATCCGAGCTCGAACAATGCTATTTGGATTCACCGGGCCAGGACCTGGATGTTCGACGTAAGAACGCATACGGGGCATTTTCAGCGGTCTGTAACTGGGTTGACTCACCGGACCCTAAGCAAGCGGTTGGGCGTCGTACTACCGTTGAGGGTAAATGGTCTTCAATTCTGTACGGGGGTTCTTTCGATTCTGGGCGCAGCATTAAAGCTCGTGCCTGGGACCAGGCCATGAGCCTTGCGGCTTAGTATCATAGGGTGGCTACTCTGGACTTTAATCATTGCATCTGGACTGGTACTCGGAGTAATATGGGTCCTGGTCGAGATCCTGGAGTGGATCACCGGCAATAATGATTAGCGCCGTAGCCGGGGGCGCAAATACCTGGCCTTTCCTCCCTTTTGGCCCTCTTCACCGGGGGCCATTTTTTTATCTTTGGTCCTGGGGTCGGGCGATTCTAAGGCCATTGACGGGCCGATATCTAAACCCATACAGTAACCCCTACCATACCCCGAAACGGCTAACCTGGAGTATCTGAAGTGGTTATCCTGGTAACCACTGGGGTCCGGGCCAATCTGAGCTTAGATTATGACCGGTATCTAACTATATATTAATAATATATTAAGTATATATCTCGAGAGGTTAATTTGATTTTTTTTTGTACCCCTGGATCGACGCCTCTGGGCTGCCTGCCATCAAAAATCCCGGAAAGCCACCGTCACGATGGAAAAATCCCATAAATGCTCTGTCACGATGGAAAGTCCTCAGAAAAATTGTATTTTTTTCGCTTGTAAGCCGTCTTCAACTTCAACCTCTTCGGTTTATAAATAGAATTCTTGGCTACTAGGTTTCTGTGTCGAGTGACAGCTCTATTCTGTTTTGTTGTTTCTTTGTGCACTGTACTGGAAAAGGTGATCCTAGTAATGGAGAATAAGCATAGCTATCAATAAGACGTAGGTGCCCTACGTCGTAGCTTCCAACTTGGTAGTGTCCAATCGTATTATCACCCACGGATTCCCGGTATATGGAGGCTCCGCCCAGGCCTGCCCTTTACATGGCACTCTAACGGCGTTTCAAAGGGACCGTCTTGAAGTCCCCGATTGTACACTTCAGCTTTCTACTCGATGGCAGGACCTTCACCCTGCATAATTAGATGGTCGAGTAACCATTTCTTCTATATAGTTAAGTAATAACTCCTATCTACTTGAAAGTAAAAGGTAATTTGGTAATTTTTTTTTATTGAAATAATTCCACATAGAATATATACTTAATATATAATTGTCTTATCA